GCAGAGGCCAGCGCTGCCGACGATGCATCGTTGAGCGTCGAAGACCGCAGCAAAAAGCAGTGGGACGCCGACGCAAGCCTGCGCACGGAGTTCGGCACCCTGGCCGCGTACACCGCGTTTGCCAAGGCGCAAGACCGCGGCGCCGTGCGCATGCTGGTCAACAAAAAGGGCTGAGCCTCAACCGGTCGGCACTTCGCACCATCCAACCCGTTTCTGACTTCAACCCAAGGACTCCATCATGAAAAAGTCTGCTCTCGCTCTCGTGGCACTGGTTGCCGTTGCTGCCATCTTCGGCGTGGCCCATGCCGGCGGCATTCCCGATCTGCTGCAGTTCGCGGCCATCAACATGCCCAGCGACTGGCAGACGCCGGCGCTCGCCATGACCACGCTGGCGGCCAACCTGCCGCGCGCCTACGAGGGCGGCGATCGCAATGAACTCCCCATGATCGCCACGGACATCATCTACGAGGGGGCTGCGGTAGGCGTCGCCACCGCAACCGGGTACGCACGCCCGATCGTCAGCACCGATGTGTTCGCTGGCTTTGCCGAGGCGACAGCCGACAACTCGGCCGGCGTGGCCGGTGCTGTCAACGTGCGAGTCATCTGCAAGGGCGAGATCGAGCTTCCGGTTACCGGTGCGGTGATCACCAGTTTTCGCGCTCCGGTGTACGCCGCCGACGACAACAGCTTCACCATGACCGCATCCACCAACGTGTTCATCGGCTACGTCAAGCGCTTCGTTTCGGCTGGGCGCGCGGTCGTGGCGTTTGACGCCACCAAGTCGCAGTCGGCCACCTGATCGCCCCAGGCGCCACCGTAACCCAACCCTTACCTTTCAGGAGCCATCAACATGGACCAGTCCCTGCTCTCCAGCCGTGCCATCATGGGCATGTATTTCGCCCGCCTCGAAACGAACCCGGGCATGCGCTGGGTCAACGCGGTGGCCAATATGTTCAATTCCGACCAGGCCAGCGAGACCTACGGCTTCCTGGGCCAGTCTCCGGTGTTCCGCGAGTGGATCGGCGGGCGCCAGGCCAAGGGCCTGTCGACCAACAACTTCGTGATCTCGAACAAGCACTACGAGGCCACGCTCGAGATTGCCAAGCGCGACGCCCGGCGCGACAAGACGGGGCAGATCACGGCGCGCGTGCAGGAGTTTGCCGACCGATCCGTCACCCATTGGGCCAGCATGCTGTCGACCGCCATCATGGGCGGCGCCACGAACTTGTGCTACGACGGGCAATACTACTTCGACACCGATCACGTCGAGGGTGACAGCGGAGTCCAGAGCAACAAGATCAACGTCGACATCTCCACGCTGCCGGCCGCAGTGCATGGCGCGTCGGCCTCTGCGCCGAGCGTCGAGGAGATGCAGCAGGCCATCCTGGCCGGCATCGCGCAGATCCTGAGCTTCAAGGATGACAAGGGCGAGCCCATGAACGAGAACGCCCAGGAGTTCACCGTCATGGTGCCGGTGGGCCTGTTCCTGACCGCTTCGGCGGCCGTCAGCGCCGTCACGACTGCATCCTTGCAGCAGAACCTGAACGCCAACCAGATCGCCGGCTTGCGCATCGACGTGCAGATGAACCCGCGCCTGACCTGGACCGACAAGTTCAGCGTTCACCGCACGGACAGCCCGATCAAGGGCCTGATCATGCAGAGCGAGCAAGGCGTCGAGCTCAAGGCCAAGGCCGAGGGCAGCGAGTTCGAGTTTGACAACGATGCCTGGCAGTTCGGCATCGACAGCTGGCGCAACGTGGGCTACGGCTACTGGCAGCGCGCCTGCCAGGTGACGCTGATCTGATCTGCGCCGTGATGCCCGCGGCGCCAGCAATGGCGCTGCAGGCTTGTCGGGCTATCACCACTTTCGCAGGGATCCACATGAAATACATCGTCCGCTCCGCCTTGACGCTTCCGGCCGGCTCCGTGCTGGGCCTGAACAAGATCCAGGCCGCCGATCGCTCCCACGTCCTGGCGCCGGTCAGCGGCCGCAAGGGCTGCTTCACCGCCACCGCTCCCGTGCAGTTCAAGGTCGGCGAGGAGATCGCCTGCGATGAGAGCCTGCCCAAAGGCCTGGCCGAATCGCTCGAGGAGATCGAGAAGGCCGCAGCCGAGAAGGCTG